CTGGATCAAGGATTCTAAGGGCACTCAGAGACCCCTCAACAGCAGCATAACCCGTAGCACCTGTTCCGACATTATCTGCAATATGTACAAGAGGAGGGTTAATTACGTCATAGTCAGATCCAGGACTACTAACTTCAACTTCATCCAATTGACCATATTTAATAACATCACCTGCTTTATAATTTAAAACTTGAACACCATTAATTAAAACTCCAGTAAATCCAGGGTCAGTTGGAACTGCTGCTTGATTATCATCTTGTGGAGGAGCAATTTCTCTTAAAAGGTTCTGAGATTGTAATGTCTTAAATCTAAAATCATATGGTTCTATTCTACTATTGTTTACAACTGTGTCTTCAGTTAATGTAACAAAAGTCTCATCAGAAATATTCGTTCTACTTGTAGCAAGCTTTATCCTAGAGTTGTTTACTCTCTTTACAAAATAAAGACCTTCAGTTATTAAACCTTTTCCATCAACAATTCTAGTTCTTACATTTCCAAAATCATCATAATATGATTCACTTACTCTCTCTGGAGAATAATAAACTGCATCACCAGTATAGAATCCATGATCCTCATTTAAAGGGTTGATTAAGAATTCATCTCCAATATATGTCCCAGAGAATATAACAGTTTGACCATATACATCAAGTGGTTGAGCATTATAAGAAGGAATAGAAGAAGAAGCAACTAAGAAATTATCATCTTTTCTATAAACATTTTGTACATTAGTAGCATAAATTGTAGATTCTGGGAAATTATTAGATTCTGTTTTAAGAATAAGTCTCTTAATTCTATAGGTATTAGGTCTTTGATCTTCAAGTTGACCCTGACCTTTCAATTCAACGGTTTTAGAATTAACAACTTTAAGTATAGTAGAAGTTGCCCTTGCATTTCCACCTAATAAAATTGATGCACGATCACCTACTACAAAACAATGATCTACATTAGTTTGGAGTTGATAAGTCCAGTCAGAACTATCAATTACTTCAAGACTCTTAACTTGATAAATTGGAGCAATATTATAAAACCAATTTCTTCCTTTAAAACTATTATCAGCAACACCTAGAGTTTTAATTTCTACAGTATCATCTTTATTATAATTTTTTGTATCTTTAGGATATTCAAAACCTTCTATTACTGAATTAATTCTTACTTTAACATTCTTAGTACTATCTACAAAAGAACTTCCATAAACATAAGTATTAATCCCAATATTGCTTGCATCTGCAATTGTTCCGTTTATATTTGTACAATTAAAGAATTGAGTTAAGTTTTTAGAAGTATAAGAAACAATTCCTACTGTTCCATCAGTATAAGGAGCATATAATTCACCACTTGTTGGGAATCCTACTGTTGAATCAACATCAAGGTAAGTAGTACCTGTAGATACCCTTCCAATTACTCTAGTTTTAGAATGTGTCTTAAAATCACCATAGATGGATCCTTGAACCCTAGCATCTCTATTATATCCAGCGTCTATACTTAATTTGTAGAAAGTTTGACCTATTCCAGTATCTCCAGTATTAATTGGTTCTACAGAAGTAATAGGAGCATATGCTTTTGTATAATTTCCGTATTGATAAGGATCTTGGAATAAAGTAGACTGTTCTAGGTCTACTGGATTTCCTTCACCCTCAATTGATTCAACTACAAAGTCTTTTGTAATCCTATAGTTAGCATTTGACGGTGTAAAAAGAAAATCTCTTGGTTTTATGATTTTTACATCATCATTATATAAAGCTTTAAATAAAATTTCAAAGGATTTATCAGTACCCTTACTGAGATAAAAATCCTTTGCCTGTTTTATAAAAAGGTTCTGATTTAAGTTATCATCTAACTTTCTGTCTTCTAAACCTGGTAAAAGTTGATGCTTTGTTTTGAGTAGAAATTCTTTAAGGAATAAAGAACTTAAATTCTTTATCTGAGACCCCCCTGAATGGGACGCAGAGGTGCTTGATTTGAATTCAAGTACATCTGGCTTGTTTGCTGCTTTATACGAGGTTATACCGCAAAATCCACGAACACAACCAGTAAAGCAAGTAGTAGCAGTTCCTGTATAGGTAATGATCTCATCATTAATCTGTATCAATCCATAAGAACTTGGAAAACCATAAGTTCCTGTTGGATTTGCTACCATGTCAACGGGAATGACATCGGTAATAGCATCAACAACAGTAGACAATCCAACAGCATCAATTAGATTAGTTTGTTCACCAATTTTTATATACTGGTCAATATTTTGAACCAGATCAATAGGACCACCTTGATATTCTAATCCAAGGTAGTATTGCTTCAGAAAGTCAGAAACTAGTGGAAATTCAGTCTTCGTATAATCAGGAAGCTGATTTTGAACTATATTACTAAATTGTATTCTCTTTTCTGCCATCTTAAGATCTTACTAGGTTCCCGTTTGCATAACTTGAGGTTACAATATATTCAGATGCTGCTGGATCTAATCCAGATGCAATATCATCTACAACTGTTTCAAAGGTGCTTGTACTTATATCTAGTTGTAAATATAAATCCTGTAATCCAACAACATCATTAGAAAGTGGACATACTGACAATTCTATGATAGTTTGACCATCTTTCACCTTACCAGAAATAACATTAATTGGGTTAAGGGTTATAATTCCTTTTTCATAGTTAATAACTCCAACATTTCTTCTAACAATGGTTGGATCAGTAGAAGACGCTGTAGGAAGTGTGAATAAGAAGAGAGATCCATCAATTCTGTTTGTATTAGGAATATCAGAGATATAAACATCATCTTGGAGTCCACTTATTTTAAAACCAGAAGATTTGATGTTATAACCATCCATACTTCTAATATGGAAGGCATTTCCGAATCCAATTGAGTATTCTGCAAAGGTATTCAAAACTGCCCTCAAATCCCTTCTCATAGTGACAGTTGTAATGTTGGATGTTACTGCTTCAGTACTCTGATCAATAATATTAAGGAATTTACTATATTTAAACCTTGCACCATACTTATTCATCTCTGCAGACTCTGCATACTTGTTAGCATTGGCAGAAACAGTGCTTGAGACCGCTGCAGCAGTCGTTGTAAGGTTACTATTATAATAGATCTTAGAATTGACCTCAATATAGAGATATTTCAAATCTAGGATCTCCGGGACGATTCCTGCAACTGCATATTTCTTCAATTTCATCCTAATGTTCTCTTTTATCAAGTTAGGTAAGAAATCACCTGTTCTGGGCTTAATACTAATGAAAACTTTACCGTATTGAGGTGGAACTAACTCTTCACCACCAAAAACTGAAATAGATTCGGTTTCTGGGTAAATTTTTGCTGGAATTAGTGTCTCATAGTCATTTGCGGTCAATGCACGGTTTTGAGAAGCATAAATTCGAGGTGCAAACTTCTTAATAGAGTCTACCGACTCAATTGTCTCTCCACCCTTAGAGGTAACATCAGTTGTTATTAAAGAAATGCCTTGAGTGATGGTATAAGTCTGACCATTTCGTTCATAAGAGAGATTTCCCGCAAATTCAAACTGATTTACGCCATTTGCAGCATCTCCACTAGTTACAATATAATCTGCAGTGATATAATTACCTTCTTCAAGTGCTTTTCCAAAAACTCCGTCTCCAAAAATTAATTCGTACCTTTCATCAGAGATTTCTTGAAGATAATAGACATCAGAAGTAGAACTAATGTCAAAAAGGCTATCTTGGACGCTATAATTGACTTTTGTAGTAGATTGTTCAGTTCCTTTTACATTTACTCTAATTAAAGAGGTATCAATACCAGAATTTGGTAAAATATATCTTTGATTTGGAGTTCTACTACTATAAGTGAAATTAGATGTTAAAAGAGTACCCTGATAAACAGTAAGTTCGTTAAATGAAGCAATTCCATCCAAAACTGGAACCGAAATATCACTTACAATTGAAAACATGAATGATTGACCACCAAAAGCACCTGAAGATGCACAAACAGAACCTTTTTTAAGAGTTATTGTTGCTGGAGTGGGTACAATACTAGTACAATCGATAAAAAAGCTAATAGTTGCCGCTGCTGCTTTCTTAGACTTAGGTAAATATCCAATATTTCGTGCCAAAGAGACTACATTCTCTCTTAAAGTAGCACTATCAATAAAAACTTCATTCGCTACCATATTAGCATTATATGAAGTAATATAAGTGTTATATGCTAACAGATCAATAATTGACGAAAGATTAGATCCTTCAAAATCATAGTCTGTAAAGGTAGAATTCGACTTTAAATAGTTTTTAAGCGATGTCTTAACTTGATCAAAATCAAGGTTAGAGAAATTTACTAATGGCATTTATCTTGTTGATTGCAACGCGAATTGAAGTTCTTGTGGAGGAATATCTGCTCCAATAATCTCATATATTATAATTACATCAAAAGCATTGTTATCAAAATTGGGATTAGTAATCACATCGAGTAAATTTACTCTTGGTTCATAGTTAATAATAGACTGTCTAATCTCATCATTAATAATATTAGCTGAAATTTCATCAATATTCTCAAAAAGTGATGCAGAAATCCTAGAACCAAAATCTTCATCAAAAAATTTCTCACCTGGAAGGGTAAATACAATATTTCTTACTGATCTAGCAATTGCATTCTCGTTTTTAAGCCCAATAAGATCGAAATTCAGGGGATTTGCCTGAAAACTCATACTTACATCCTTAAAACCGGAGCTAACCCTTTCTAAAGGCATTGAAATTTACAAATTTTAGTTATTTATTAAGGATTAATCACTAAAATTCTGCGGAGGGGATCATTTGGTCATCATAGTCAAGACCTTCATAGAAATCATCGTCTATTTTCTTCTCATAGAGGTCATTTTGCACCTTTCTATCACGTTTTTTAGGTGTGATTGCGTCATTTGCGATTTCTCGTAGCATTTTTTCTTCCATTTTTACCTCTTGCAACAAAAAAGGGACTCTTCCGAGTCCCTAGTATTTATTTTCCTTGTCCACGCGGTCTTTTCTTCGCAGCATTTCGAGAACTCGCGGCATATTTTGTATGTTTGCCATTTCCTTGACGAGTTTTTTTCGGAATTGTCTCTACAAACTGAGATGAACCCCATGCTCCTTGTTTAGTTTTAACTGGCATCTTCAATTTCCTCCATGTTTAGGTCTTGTGGGTCAAATGGCCATGCAATTGGGTCGTCTTTTTGGGCATAAAACTTATCTGCATAGTCCTGTAACTTGTCTGCTGCCTCTTCAGCAGTTAATCTTTCATGTAGTTTCTCTGTTTTGTACTTAATATTGTATAATTTAGTCATTTTAATGAGGATTATACCGATATAAGGTGTAAATTACACCAATAAGGACAATAACAAGTAGTGCTCCGATGGAATAGATCATAATTTAGGTGGTTTTTTCGGTTTTTTTTCTTCAAAGAGACCTAGGGATATAAGTTTTTGCTTTACCGAGTCACGAGTTGCACGAACTCGGTAGTTAACTTCGTCCCTTCGAGAGAGTTCGGTGAGGTTTTCTGATATTTCATACCAAAGTTGCTCATCTGTTTTATGTGAATACACTGGTTTACTACCAAAAAGTCCCATTACCTTATATAATACGAGTTTTTTCGTGCCCTACACGAATACGTGGGTCACACCAGATCTCAAAGTCCTCTTCTTTTGCGTCTAAACAGAAACTAACGTCTTCTCCACACATATCTTGGACATTGCCAGATTCAAAAAC